CCGACGAGAGTCAAGGGTAGTGGGGCGTCCTGTCGAATGTATACCTGCCCACTATCAGCCCAAGACGGTGTCGTCATTACCTCGATTTCCTGTGACTTCAGCGCGGGTGCAACACCATACGCTTCTGTCGTCCGCTGTTTTGCTTCGACAAGATTATCCTCGTCTGGACCTACAAATATACCGCTTGATTTGAATACTCGCAACCACGCTTTATTGATGTTCTTCTGACGCCCCTGCCCGTACCCATCAATTTGCAGAGTGAGAGGAAGCGTTTGGACCTCTGACTGATATGGAAGACCCACCTGCACTTTACATGAAGGGCAAGTTAATGTGACGCTACCACTCGTCACAACCTGTTGAGGATGAACTGCGCCACGGGTTAGGATTGATACTGTCTTACCCTCCAGCCAGTCAAGTCCTGTGATCACATCGCGAGCGAAAGCCCACTCTGTAGTAGCGGTAGACTGGAGTGCCTCCGGAAGTGTTTTGTCTGGACGGACAGTCACTACGGTTGTTGATGTATACCCTTCAATAACAAGTCTATACTCATCATCTCCAGCACACAGGCAGCTTCGAAGGGAAGACGAATCAAAAAGCATTATAGCATCACCTATGTCACCTGTTCCTGTGAAAGTAGCGACTGACGCGGTGAGGGTGAATGTCTCATCTGGACCCCAGCTTGTACCTCCCGAAGCAGTCATTGTCGTAGCTCCGGTATTAAAACCATCGTATGTGGCGCCGCAATCGACAAAGAAACAGTCTGCGAGTTCGTTGACTGTGCGGCTCGCCATCCGCTCGATATATCGTACATCTGAGCCGTTGATGTTTCGCTTTACAATAACATATAGAACATCAGATATACCCTCGGAAACGACTGTTACGGCCTCAAATTCACCATCGGTGTCATGCCAATGCCAAGCACCGATCTGCTGTTCAGGAATATACGTCAACCCGATGAGTGCTCCAGTGTCAGATATAAACCATACGATCGGGCGTGGTGCCTTACCATACGCCATGTCGACGATATTATAGTTGTCGAACAGATGCGCGGCGCGGAGGGACAAGTCACCGGTCACAAAACCATTGGCCTCATAAGAATACCCAAGCTCACGTACATGGCCACCCCTGGCCGCGCAGTATACGAGCGTGTTGTTGACGATGACTGGCTGTACATTCGATGCACCCACATAACTCTGAGGTTTGACCGACACTGACGTCGGTGTGATAGCATCAGAGTTCACTGAGGTAACCCGCCATTCGGCCGCGGAAGTGAGAAGAATGAGCTGCGAGAGTGGAACGATATGTCTTATGGTATTAGCTTCTCGTGCAGCCACACGGAATGATATTCGGTCATCATCCTTGACAGGAAGAGAGTATGAGAAGTTCGACTCGGTTCCGGAGCGTGTCATCCACAACTTCTGCGGGTCGTTGATCGTTCCTGCAAAAGTTCTACGCTGCTCGAAGTACGACACCGCGGCTGGGTATTCGCCGGAAGAGGCGAACACATTCTCATAATTCGGAGGAGTCGTGCCCATATCAGGCGCGATGTTGTCATCAATGATGCTTGTACTCGCAGTTTCACCGATGTACCCGTACAAACCGCCCTGCAACTTATATACCCTATACCGAGACGCGCCACTAACCGCGCTCCACGAGATAGTAACAATAGCACCGGTTTCGAACAGGTTTCCTCCAGCTGAAACTGAAGATGATTGCACCGACTCTGTGACTTCATCATCATCAAAGGCTGTGACAACGTAGTAGTACGTGTATTTGACCGCGGTATGTCCTGAAGCAGATGCGGACACACCTGTAGGTGCTGAAATGGTCGAAGTGAACGCGATAGTGGACAGCGTCCAGCTGAGGGCACCAAGGCGCTTCAGCTCTTTCGGAGCATAGTTTGGGTGTGTGAGTGTCAGAACATCGGCGGACTGAACGTAATGTATATCAAACAGATCTGCTTCAGCGTAAGTATTGGTGATCTCATATGGCACCCCAGGCGCCGATTCAAGGGTACCCCCGTTAGTGTGAAACCTGAAATACCCAGCACCAAGCTCAATGACCATCGTCTGGGTCGTACTATAAGTAAAAGGGATGAGCCGTGTCTTCTTTGTGCTATCCTTAACCTCGTTGACATACGCGAAACCCGCCCGGTTCTCGGCAGGTCCTTGAGGTACTGGAATAAAGTTGCGCATCTTGGCCGCGCCGGTCTGAAAGATCGCGTCATCTACACGACCATATAGCTCAGGCGATACCTCGCCCCCACCAAAAGATCGGAAATATATTCTTGGATTCGCCATCTATCTCCCTGATATGAAAGGGACAACTTGCTCGACGTGGATATTCCTCTGAGTAGCGTCCATTGAACGAGCCTGCCCGAGATAAACAGCCATCATTTCCTGACACCGTTTTGCTTCCGCCGCACCCTGGTCCCCTTTGATAACCGGGCCTGCGAGCATTGATGCAAGATGCCATGATAGTGTCAGGTTGAATAGCTGTGAAAATTGATTGGTGTCTGTCACCATTGCCTTGTACCGAAGCAATGCAGATTCCTGATTAGTATAAAGCACCTTTGCACCTGTTGAATCAACTTCAACAGCGAAAGGTTGTGGGGTATACGCAGTAGAATTGACCGTGTTGGCTACACCGCAATCGGGAAAATCGGAGGGGAACTGTCCGAACACATTGAAGCTACCGTTGTAATCTGCAGTCGCTTCTGAAGAAAGAACAGATATTGCGGTCATGCAATCACTCGGCAGTGCATATGCGTACTGCCACTGACCCCAAGAGTTCGCTACCTGAGCAAGCGCAATCTTGCGGAGGGCAAACGACCACGTGTGCATTTCCAGAAGAACGTCACGTGAGATCGGGTAGAACGTCGCACAATGCTCGGCTTGAGCCGACCCTTCAGGAGGTGCAATGCTCGCCACGGTCGCTGTATCGCCGAGATGGCTGAGAGCGAGGTTTGCTATGTCCACAGCTGAAGCCATTGTAAATCCAATCTAGATTAAAAAAGAACCAAGGGGTTCCTGCCCCTTGGTTATGCCTTTGGAATTTCGTCTTCAAAGAGCGCTGATGCTTCGGAAAGCGTCTGAGGATCAACCGGTACTTTACGCCGGCGCTGCTGTCTTCCAACAGGCTTCTCCTCCACTATCTTCTCAGCCTTGCTCTCTTCACCTACTACCGTCATGGCCTTCGAAGGAATAGATCCTTCGGGAAGGTCAAACTCCTCCCCCGGACGGTAAATCCGCCCGTGGAAGAAGCTCGGCCGTGTTGATGTGACTCTCATTACTTCTCGTTGTCAGGGTAGGCGTGACGCTGAGGAGCAACAGGAGTCAGGAAGGCGTTGATATTGCCTGCCGTCACCGTGGTGGTACCAACAGTGGCAAGGATACCAAGGTATCGCTCGTACTGAGTGCCCATCGGAAGCTGAACCATGGCGATCACGGAGCCAGCATCCAGGTCATTCAGCGCGGCATCGTCGGTCACGAAGTTGCCAGTGCTGAAGTGCACAGTTGCGGAGCCGTCGGCCGCGATAGCGGCCTGAGCATCTGAAGCAAGAGAAAAACTGATAGTACCTGCGGTACCGCCGGTGATAACATCGGTGTCGCAAGTCATTACCAGGTACAGAGGACCACTAACGCCAATATCATAAACCTCGGCTCCGAGGTCAACGACATTACCAACGAGAGCTGTCCCTGCTACGGCCGCCACCGAAGTGGCGTCGCAGAACTCGTTACGGGAATCAATAATCATTTTGGATCTCCTTTAATGTTTTGAATTTGATTAAGCCAGTCGTGCTTCGTCAGCGGCAAGAACGTCAACGCGGCGGACGGGGATACCGTCGAAGGTCATAACCTTCTTGCCTGCGACCTCATCCATCTGAAGTGTAGACTGTGCGACCTTGTTCACCATCTGGCGGCGAAGGAAGCTCTTAACAGTACGGCTACAATAGAACACAGGGCGTCCAGAACCGGTGCTCGGGAGGAGCTCAATCGCCTGAGTCATCAGATCGATAAGGTCATCACCGGAAGCCGCGTTCTTGGTAAGGGTGCTCTTGTCGATGTTGGCGATACGAACGATGTATCTCCAGTCACGGACAGTAAG